CCATTGGGGGGCAACAGCTGGTGTTGTTAGATAGCACTGGCTCTTAACCGAATGGGAGGAGGTGATAGTTGTGAGTCGTATTAGGACACGTCGAACAAGCGTTAGCTTGCCCGTCTACCTGGGACATAGTGGTTTTGATACCATTTATCCCTACGGGAATGGACCTTGGTGGTGGCTAAGTGATTTTCATCTTGGCACACCACCTGGTCCTCTCGAGGTAGTCACCAGCAGTGCCTGGTGTGTTGATGAAACACATCCAGGACCGCCATACCATGAAGGTGGTGGACTTTCAATTAGAAAGTACAACACCAATTGGTATGAAACTCATAATTCCGGCTTTTGGGTCGGATGGAAGTATGCTTATGAGGGATGCCACTCTTTTGGTAGCATCGCTCCTAACATCTTCCATGAGTTTGGGTTTAATGACTTAGATGATTTTAATTCATCTACGTCAGACATGGACTATGCGTCACAACTAGGTGCCAAAGGTTGGAATAAATTCCGACCTACGCGGTCTGGAGCAGATCTTGGTGTATTTCTTGGAGAAATCCACGAAGTACCAAGAATGCTCAAGACTTCAGCCAAAGGATTCGCCGATTTATGGCGTTCCATGGGTGGCCATCGGAGTAATTTTGCTCCGAAGAAACTGGCTAACCATTGGCTGAACCACCAATTTGGGTGGCTTCCATTTCTAGCGGATCTTCGTGATCTTTATAAGACCACTAAGAGTCTCGATTCTAAGCTTAAACAACTTAGGCGAGATAATGGCCGCTGGATTAGAAGGCGTGGCACCATTGGAATGGAGAGTGAATCGGAGGTACTAACGGAACAGGACACATCTTGTGGCCTTTATCCTATAGCATCTTCGTATCTCTATTCCTACCCATATGGGAGTTCAAGAGTGACAAAGAATTTTTCTCGTCATTCTTGGTTTTCGGGGGCATTTCGCTACTGGATTCCGGCAAAACCGGATTCTTGGTATTGGAATGCTCGGGCAATCGCCATGTTATATGGTGTTATGCCCTCTCCGTCTCTCGTATGGGAGCTCACCCCTTGGTCATGGCTTATCGACTGGTGTGCCGATGTTGGTGATGCAATCAACAACATGGACTCAATCATGTTCGATAATCTATGTGCCAAGTACGCCTATGTGATGTGTCATACTATACGTAATATTACGTATAGCGGTCAGAATAATTTTCTGACTGGACCCATCTCTGCGACAGCCTCCATGAATTTGGAGTCTAAATCGCGTGTAGGCGCATCCCCATTTGGTTTTGGCTTGACGGGTGGTGATTTTTCCTCCCGTCAGTGGTCGATTCTTGGCGCTTTAGGCTTATCAAGACTAAAGCACTAAGATAGCCACAATTGAGTTGCCAGATCTAAAAACCGTGTAGCTTTGGCAAGCTATGCGGTGCCTGGCGGCTCCCGTGCCATTTACTAAGCTTGGGAGGTTCAACCATGGCTCTTGCAGACCCACAGACATTTACCGTTGATAGTACACCGTATACCCTTAATCGAGTAAAATCCGATGGGTATAGGTCAGAATACGCATCTAGTGATGAAGCGTTCAAGTTGACCGTTTCTCACCAGGAGTCCAAAGATCGGACTCGGCGTATGATCCGCATTGACAACAGAGTTGTCGCTGCTGATCCTCTTACCTCAGTAAATGAGTATAAGAGTCTGGGTGTCTATATCGTCATTGACGAACCTGAATATGGTTTCGACGATGGTGATATAGAAGACATCGCGGCAGGTCTTTTTGACCTGGCGGACGCTACTTTCCTTGGTAAGGTGCTGAGTAATCAACACTAAACCTTTTAGGAAAGGAGAGTTTATTATGAGAACATTACTTTGGAAGTTTGCAGATGATTTTCTCATTCTGCTTGCTTCTCTACTTGGTACTTTAATTCGGTCTAGGATGGAAACTGATAAACAGATTCCTCGTATTCCGAATACCAAGTAGCGTAATGGGGTGAGTCGCTCCAAAAGAGGGCTCACCCTACCTCACAATATTCTCTTAGTCCGTGTAAATGTTTGGTAAACCTAATTTATATTGGGTTTACGCAGTGAGTTGTGGCTGGAAGCTTAACCCCCTAGTAAGGAGGACGCTTGAAAAGCCACGCAAGTGACCTAACTGAGCTTGCAGTGTGCATCTATAAAGATGCAGCTGCGAAGTGCTCCACTAACAAACCAGACAAGCGTGACATATTAACTTATGTGTCACGCGTCAAACACGAAGGATTATCGTTTCTAACGATAACCCTCCCTGCTTTAGGTAGTGAGTTTGATCGCTCACTGGCCTTAGGCAGGATTGAGCCAACCTTCTTTCGAGGTTTTCGAAAGAGGGGGAAGATCCCTGCATTTCTACAAGGTTTCTTCGCTCTGGTGTTTGACCCTGGTACAGGGAGGATTCTTAATGAACCTGAAGTCGCGGCTATTGAAGGAATCAGGCAATGCGCCTATTCTTTCAAAAAGCTTAAACTTCCTTGTGACCCTTCTAGGGTTCGCAAGGCTTTTAACAAGTTCAGAAAGGATGAGCAAGACCTC